GGCGCAGACATCTGGTCAAGCCCGCAGACTGCTAGCCGTAACAGCACCCACTGTACAGGACAACAGAGCGGCAGCATTGAACAGTCTGTGGGTCTGAAAGACCCCAGAGTGTTTAATAGTCTTTCTAACATGTAGTAGTATCTGCCATAAAAATATTTCCGTACAACAGTGCCCCTGCTACAGGCCGTTATTTAGCAGTTTTTGGCAAGTAAAAAAATATTTTAAAATAAACCGTTCGGAATGGCTGTTTGAACGGATTAATACTATATAGAGAGTATTTACTATTACAGTAGCAAGTCTCTTAAAGACTTGCGTTACAGACTGTATCTACTGTCTGTTACAACTGACTGTAACTATTGTAGATGGGACCATTCTGTGACTTTTCAAAAGGGGTCTAATAACCCACAAAGTACCGCCCTAGCAGAGGCAAAACGTAAAGTTTTAGCCCTTGTGGCAGAGGGTATGTCGCCTAAAAAGGCGATGGAGAATCTGGGCAAAAAGCCAGATACCATCCGAATCTGGATGCTGAGAGATAAAGATTTTGCCGCTGATTTAGAGCAGGCTTTGCAGGATTCAAAGTCCAACTCAATTAAGGCGTTGGGCATTGCAAAGGAGGAAATCACCTTTCCTCAGTTTAGCGAGATGTTCCTCGACCAGAGGGTGTTTCCACACCACATGGACTGGGTGGACTTGCTAGAGGATAGACCCCCTTCTTGGCTCCATGATAATATGATTTATGAGCCTGGGGATAAAACTCGTATCCTAATTAACGTGCCCCCAGAGCACGCCAAAAGTACGGTCATTACCGTCAACTACTCAACTTATCGTATCGCCCTCAACCCTAATATCCGCATCATTGTGGTTAGCAAGACGTTGAACAAAGCACGCGAGTTCGTGTACGCAATCAAGCAAAGACTATCCCACCCGCGCTGGACAAAGTTGCAAACAACTTTTGGTCCTGAAGGGGGCTGGAAAGAAGACTCAGATACTTGGCGAGTTGATACCGTCTACCTTGGGGGCGATGCGAGAAACTCAAGCGAAAAGGACCCTACCCTTCAGGCGTTGGGTATGGGTGGTCAGATTTACGGCGCACGTGCTGACCTGATTATCCTAGATGACTGCATCACTACGGCTAACGCCCATGAGTTCGATAAGCAGATTGACTGGCTACAGAAGGAAGTTATTACCCGTTTGGGTAAGAACGGTAAGTTACTAATCGTTGGGACGAGAATTGCCGCACAGGATTTCTATAAAGAGTTGCGTGACCCGAAGTATTGGTCGGGCGGTAAGTGTCCTTTTACGTACATGGGCATGCCTGCTGTTTTGGAGTATAGTGAAAAGCCAGATGACTGGGTTACTCTTTGGCCGAAGTCAGACCTACCATGGGACGGCGACGAAGAAACCCCAGACGAGCAAGGACTCTTCCCCAAGTGGGACGGGCACGCCCTTGCCAAAAGACGCGGAGAAGTAACTCCTACCACATGGGCTTTGGTTTACCAGCAGGAGGATGTCGCAGAAGATTCCATCTTCCCACCCGCCCTGGTTCAAGCCTGTATCAAAGGAACACGTAAGCGTGGTATCTTGAAACCAGGCGCGGTGGGACATCCGACTCAGGTTGAGGGATACACCATCATTGGGTTTGACCCTGCTATGGCAGGTAACGCAGCGTTTGTTGCTATTACCTATAACAGGTCAGATTCTAAAATTTACGTTTTAGACTGTATCAACATGGGAGAACCTACCCCGCAAAAGATTCGCAACACAATCGAAGAGTTGGTTTTGAAATATAAGCCACAAGAGTTTCGTGTTGAGATTAACGCTCACCAGAAGGCTTACTCTCTGGATGACGATTTGCGTCAATGGCTGTCTTCCTATGGAGTACGTCTTGAAGCCCACCACACAAACAAGAACAAGTGGGATACAAACTTTGGTGTTGCAGCAATGTCAACGCTATTTGGAACCATGCGAGATAATAAGTTCCAAGGTAACAACACTATTGAAATTGCATCAACTGATGGCTCAGAAGGTATGAAGGCATTAGTGCAGCAGTTGATTACATGGAAACCTAATACTCGCGGAAAGACCGACTGCGTTATGGCGCTATGGTTTGCAGTTATCCGCGCTAGAGAATTTATGCAACAAACCTCATACATGAAGCGATACACCGAAAACCGCTGGACTACAAGAGCCCAGATGAATAGACGTGTGTCTGTCAATTTAGACGAAGCCTTTGCAGAGCAATGGGCTGAGAACTACGGATAAGGAAAACAATGTTATCAATCGAACAGGTTGCAGCACGGGTTGACTCCCTTAAGCAACGCTCTGCAGAACGCGATGGTCGTCAGCAAGATGTGCTATCTGTTCGCAAAGGAAACATTTCTGAGGTTTATCCAGAGTTTTTTCCTGAAGGCGTAGATGCAAATGTAGTTGCTAACTTTATTGATATTGTTGCCCGTGACCTATCAGAGGTGATGGCTCCATTGCCAGCAGTTAACTGTTCTGCCGTTAATGCTGCAAAAGATAATGCTCGTAGGTTTGCGGATACTCGCACACGTATTGCTAGCAATTATTTTTTCCATTCAGAATTACAAGTACAGATGTATACAGGCGCAGACTGGTACATCACATTTGGATTCGTTCCTTTCATAATTGAATTGGACGATGAAGCAGGCATACCACGTATTCGCATAGAAAGTCCTATCGGGGCTTACCCAGAGTTTGACCGCTATGGACGTTGTATTGCTTTTGCTAAACGCTACTCACTATCACTTGGAGAATTGGTTAGCCAGTTCCCTGAGTTTGAATATCAACTGTTGGGCCGTGATGGTTACGACCAGAACCTCAACACACAGATGGATATCATCCGTTATTACGACAAGGACCAATCAGTAATTTTTGTTCCTTCACGTAATAATTTAATTTTGTCACAGGCTAAAAACCCTATTGGCAAGATGATGGTAGTAGTAGCACGCCGTCCCTCTGTAGACGGCGAAATGCGTGGACAGTTTGATGATGTTCTTGGTATTCAGTTGCTTCGCAATCGTTTTGCATTACTTGCAATGGAAGCAGCAGAGAAGTCAGTTCAATCACCAATTGTAGTTCCAAGCGATGTGCAGGAGTTTGAGTTTGGTGGAGATTCGGTTATTCGTACGAACTCACCAGCAGGAGTGCGCCGTGTCGAACTCCCAATTCCAGCAGGAGCATTTACAGAACAACAAGTTCTTCAACAAGAACTACGTATGGGTACACGTTACCCAGAATCTCGTACTGGAAATCTTGATGCATCAATTATCACGGGACAGGGTGTTCAGGCACTCATGGGTGGTTTTGACACACAAGTTAAATCAGCACAGGCTATCTTTGCCTCTGCTCTAAAGAATGTTATTTCTCTTTGCTTTGAAGTCGATGAAAAGTTTTACAACTTTGAAAAGACAATTCGTGGCGTAGATGCGGGAGCACCATACGCCGTAGACTATTTACCATCAAAGAACATTAAGGGTGACTACTCAGCAGATGTTCGTTATGGAATGTTGGCTGGTCTTAATCCAGCACAGGGTCTTATCTTTATGCTGCAAGCCCTTGGTGGTAAGTTAATCTCTAAGGATTTAGCGCAACGTGAACTTCCATTTGGAATTAACGTAACTCAGGAACAGGAAAAGATTGAAGTAGAAGAAATGCGTAATGCATTAGTCTCTTCATTGCAAGCGAGTGCTTCAGCAATTCCACAGTTAATTGCTTCAGGCGGGGACCCAACTACTATCGTTAAACAGATTGCTGATGTCATCAGACTTCGCCAATCTGGTAAGTCTATTGAAGACGCTATTAACGAAGTATTCGCACCAGAAGAATTACCTGCTGCTGGTGCACCTCAGGTTGAGCAACCGTCCCCTGCTCCCGCCGCGCCAGCAGCAGGCGCTCCTCAAGAACCAGCATCACTTCAGTCTTTATTCTCTAGCCTAAGTGCTAGTGGTAGAGCAAGTGGTGGAGCACGAACCGTAACGCGACAATAATCTAAGGAGGGGACATGACAACGCTAGTAGCAATTCAAGGTAATGGTTGGGCAGCGGTTGGATGTGATTCCCGTTCATCTGGTGACGATGGTCGTTGCATGGAGTTGGCAACACATAAGATTATTGAAAACAACGGAGTTTTAATTGCAGGCTCAGGGGCAAGCCGTGGCTCAAACATTTTACAGTTTGGCTGGAAAGCACCTAAGCCACGTGTAACAGATGACTTAGATATATTCATGACACAGACATTTATACCAGCAATGCGTAAATTGTTTATAGATTCTGGTTATGACATGAAAGAAGACGGGGATGCAGCAGGACATGATTCGCAATTTCTTATTGTCGTTCGTGGAGTCATTTATCCTATTTTTGAAGATTATTCTTGGGACCGCGATGTTCGCGGTATCTATTGTTCTGGCTCTGGCGCTGACATTGCTCTCGGTGCCATTGAGGCTTTTGCTAATAGCAGAAAGCAAACTACGCCGAAGGTGGCGGAGTTAGATATTAGAATGGCAATTAACATTGCTTCTCGCTGGGACATTCATACTGCTGAGCCAGTTATAGTCAAAGTGCAGCATGCAAAATGAGCAAAGAGTTTAGAGACAAAATAGAAGAAGCGTTAAAAATCCTTTTAGATGAGGATGAGAAGGGGACTAACTACATCTGCGCCAATTGGTTGCTAATAACCGAATGGGCAGACTACGAAGGGTCCCGCTATTTACACACAGAAGTCAGTGAAGCCATGACACCATGGAATGCCTATGGCATGATGAAGATGGCTCAGGAATACAACAGCGAAGTGCTTGGCACTAAGGCTGAAATTATTGATGACACGGAAGAGGATGATGAATGACAACAGCACCTGAAGGACGTGGCGGTTACAGAAAGCCTTCTAACCCAACACCAGTTTCACTTCCTGGCGCTCTTTCTAGCCGTAGTGATGGCTCACCATCACAGGCTGCTACATACATTCCTGGTTTGCCATACGGACAAGGGCAAGAAACATACAATAATCAAACATCAGCACCTATGGCTGGTACTCCTTACGAGTCATTGCCAACGCAACCAATTCCTTTGAATGCTCCAACACAATATCCAGATGAACCAGGTACTGCTGGCATTAACCGTGGTGATGGAGGCGGTTCAGAACTTCTTGCTGGAATGCCAAAGTTAAGACCCAACCCAATGGACACTCTTAAGAAAGTAAATCTCTTTGATGATTCTGGAGAAGCAGAATTAATCTTAATGAACTTCTTCAATAGTTAGGATACTTGATGCGCGTTTTAAAACCCATAGTCGCAGAAATGTCTCCGAACCTTTATTCAGCGGCACAACGAGCAAATCTTTTACCTGAAGAACAGAGCCAACTTGAACAAATGAGTTGGGCTGTTAAGAAGAATAAAGAACTTACTCGCATGAACTCAGCAGATGCACGTAAAGCATTTGAGGGTCTTGACCCTGATGCACAAGAGGGATTAAAGTTTTTTTACGGGGATGCTGACTACATGCAAGCACCACCAGATTTTGGTGACCGCGCTATCGGCGCATTAAAGTTTGCTGCTAAAACTGCTGTTAGTCCTTTGATTGCCGTCTTTAAGGTTGCTGGTGCTTATAACCGTGCCATTAATACCCCATACCTTGTTAGCCGTCAGGTAGCACAAGGCGAAAATATTTTTAGTGCAAATGTTTGGTCTGATGCCTGGAACGGCACAGATGTATACGACAACGGTGCTTTAAAAGAAGCAACAGACCGTTTTGGTAAGGCAAATATTTATATTGCCAAGGGACTACTAGCAGGTAAGCGTCCAGGAGAAATCCTTGAAGCATACGGAGAACTTACTCCTGAAATTGCTAAAGCCTTTGAGACTGCGTTTAACGAGCCAGAAGAGTTTAAGCAGGTACTAGATGCTGCTAAGTATGCACAGGTTTCTTTAGGTCGTGACGTAGCACGTATGCTAGACACCAAGCCACCAAAAAATGGTGCGCTTGCTGGTGACTACATTGATGGAACAACCAAAAACATTTCTGGCTTTATTGATTTTGCTTACCAGATTGTAATTGACCCATTCACTTGGATTACTGGTGGTGCATCTGGTGCTGCTAGAAAAGGTTCTCAGTTGGCAGCAATGGTTACTAATGCTGCTCAGTCAGGAAATGTTGGCTACGGAGTATCTCGCGCTTTTAAAGATAAGGGAGTTCAAACCCTTTGGAATGACCAACTTGGTCCAGCCATTGAGAAGTTATCTCAAGCAGAGACAGTTGCAGAGCGTGCAAAGATTCGTCGTGCAATTGGTAAGTTAACTCCTGGCTACAACAATGATGAAGCAATTGCTTTCTTGGAAAGAAACAAAGTCTTTAATGCAGATGAAGCCGAAAAGGTTTTTAGCGATGCAGAGAATACTTACTTGCTTTTGTCTGGTCGCGTAGATGGCATCACTTATCGCCGTAATGGTATAGCAGTTGCTCGTAATAATCGCCGTTTAAGCGATGGGTTTAATAACATGCTTGATTCTGTTTTTAATAAAACAGTATCTAAGCAAAGCATTGACGAGTTTGAAGCCAAGGGCGAGAAGGCTTTTGATGTCTTGTTAAAGTCTGGTGAAAACTCAGACAAGGCTTTTAACCCAAACATTGCAGACCTTTTTAAAATTGAAGATGACATTAAAGGTCTTAAGCGTTTTGCACTTAAGGCTGGTCGTTTTGCAGCACGTAACCCAGCAGGTCAACAGATTCTTATTGGTGACGATGCTGTCAAGACAATTGATACGGTAAGACTTGTTGCACGACAGGTTGTTAATCGTGACATGGCTGATTTTATCTCTCAGAAGTTTTTACAATCCTCTGAAGATGAGCAAGTAGTTATTGTTCGTAATTTATACGCAGCAGTTATGCAGCGGGCAGGTTTGGTTGGAGACCCTAACGGCGAAAAGTTAATGCATGATATTCTTAAGAGAACTCTTAATGAGCGTGCTGGCTTTACAACTACAGTTAAGACTGAAATTGATGCGCCTTTCTCAAAGGTAATGAGCAAGAATGCTCTTAAGTATGAGAATGAAACACCACTACTTGCAGGTTCTTCTGCAATCCAGCCATCTCAGTTAGCAGGAGCCATTGGTCCGCTACCTTATGAGCAAATTGCACTTGAGGCTAACTCAATTCGTTCAAAGAAAAACCTACTAGTTGCTGCAATGGGTACCCCTAATAGCAAACTTGCCAAGGATTTTGTAGATTTCTGGTCTATCTTTACTTTGTTCCCACGCTTAGGTGTGCGTTCAGCCATTGATGAAGGCTTTATGTACACATTAACAGCCCCAGCAAGAGACTTACTTGACTTTGCTAAGGGTAGTGGACGTAAGTTAAACAAGTCTGGCATGGCATATACAGCATCTAATGCGTCTCAGGGTCCTATTGCAGAACTTTTAAGAAAAAGTTTTAAGAAAAACCCAGCAGACTTGCTTGGAATTGAAGCACGTAATGAAATTATTGAGGCAATTGCTAAGCGTGAAAAAGTTTCTATTGCTGAAGTTAGCCATCTTAAGATTAATCAAGAGATTGCTCAAAGAGCAAACGTATTTATTCGTAATTTAGACCCTGTTGAGCGAGACTACTGGACACAGGCTATGGTCTATCACCCAGATTTGCTCAACTCAATGGCACAGTCTATTGCAGCACGCACAACCCTTGGCGGAAAACTAGACCAAGAGATTATTGCTGAGCAGTTAAACATTAGTAAGTTGACTGAAGCACTTAACACAATTGGTAAAGAAGCAACTGGCAAGCGATTTAAGTTTGGTAAGTACCAAGAGATTGAAGTAGACAAACTACGTGCTGCTGGTGATGATTTTGTTACCCTTGCTCATTATGATAACTGGTTTATTCGCTTTGCTACACCACGTCAGCATGGTAAGTTAGAATTACCAGGTCCATACAGAGTATCCCCAGCAGTTGCATTCTTTGCTAACAATGGTCTTGAAACACCAGATGATTTAGTCCGTGCAGTAGATGGAATGATGACTCGTCTGGGCATGACCAAGGAGAATGACTTCTGGAAGGTTGCTGATGAGGCACAACCAGCACTTAAGAAGTTCCTTTCATACTTTGGTGACACAGTTCAGTGGCGACAAAAAGGATTAGGCGATGAAGACATTGCCCAAATCTACCTTGAGCGCATGCTTATGGATTTACGTGATAACTTCCATGGTGGTCCACGTCTATATAACAAAGAACTTATGGACAAAGTTAAGACTAACTATGAAAAGTTGCTAATTACTCAGGATGAAACAGGCCGCGCCATCAACGATAAGTGGATGAAGGCTGCCAACCAGATTAGTATTGAAGAGTTTGCAGACGCAACCAAGGGATTCCAACCAACTGGTTATATCAATACCCGTGTTGAGTTCCCAGACTTTACAGATGTAGAAACTGCATGGAAGCGTACTGGTAACAACATGATGGAACTTATGGACCGTCAGGTTAATGGTATTTTGCGTAGTCCTGCTGTTAATATTTCTTATCTACATTTACGTAAGAACTATTCTGGTATTGAACGTGAGTATGCAGACAACATTGTGCAGAAAGCATTGCGCGATAACCCTGATAGTTATAGTTTGCCTTGGCAACGCGCACAACTAGAACGCCGTGCTAAAGATTTATCTGAAAAAAGATTTACAGAGTTAGCCATGGAAGAAGCAGCAGATACAGTATTAAAGTTTGCTGATAACCCAGGAATCCGTACTAATTTTGCGGTATCTGTTCGCACAGTTGGTCGTTTCTATCGTGCAACAGAAGACTTCTATCGCCGTATTTACCGTCTTAAGGATGTAGCACCACGGGTTCTTTACCGCATGCGCCTAGCACACCTTGGTTTAAATGCCAGCGGTATGTTCTATGAGGATAGTGAAGGCGCACCATACATCATGATGCCTATGGATAACATTATCTTTAAGGCAACAGATACTACTATTCGTACTCTTACTGGTAATACAGATAGCGAGTACAAGCAGCCTTTGTTTAATGACTTCACTATGAAGTTAACTTTGGCTAACCCATCCTTCTCACCAGATGCAGGTTTACCTACATTCTCTGGTCCTATTGCAGCGTTAAGCGCCATTGGTATTCGTAATCTACTGGGAACAGTTGATAGTCCTGCAATTCAGAAGGTTGGACAAGAGATTGACAACATGGCCCTTGGTCCAATTGGAGACAACATTGATATTGCTAGAGCGATTATCCCGTCTACTCTTCTCAAGATTTACCAAACCTTACCCGTCAACGAAAAATCCAGACAAGAAGTAACGGCAGCACAGCAAGCAATTGCTTACAATGCTGCCAATGGTAAATATCTAGAGCCTAATGCTACAGATGAAGAAAAGTATAAGTACCTAAAGAACATTCGTATTTCAGCACATAACGTAATGGTAATGCGTTCGGTTTTAGGACTTATCTCACCAGTTACTCCTACAGTTCAGGAGTCTCAAGGCGTTCCTTCATACCTACTAGATGTAGGAATCACAGGATTGCGTAATGAGTTCTGGGATATTTACGAGGCTGTCTACAAGAAGTATGGCGATGATGTTCAAGACCCATACGAGCAGGCACTTGTTATCTTTACTGGTAAGTATCCAGGAAAGATTGCTTACACAGTAGCCCGTGATACTAAGCAGACCAAGGTTCTTATTTCTAAGACTAACGATATGAAGAACTGGTCTTTGGCTAATAAGAAGTTTATTGATACCTATGGTGAGGCTGCTTACATTTTTGGTCCTCATACTGGTGACTTTAATGCTGGTGTATTTAATTGGATGCAAGCATCAGGATTGCTAGAGGATAAAAAACTAGAGCAATACTACGATGATGTTTTAGTTGCAGAAGATAAGCAGAAGTACTTTGGTATTGCATCATGGGAAAAGGAGTCATTGGCTACCGAAACCCGTGTATCTGAGCGTAAGTTTATTATTGATTCAGCAACTACTGCTCGCAAGCAACTGCTTGCTTCTAATCCGCTACTACTAGGTGCTATCACTGGTGGCGGTAATGAGATTGCAACTGAGGAGCGCATGCTTCGCAGCCTAAAGCAGGTAGTTATGGATAACTCTGATGCTGTTTCTTCTGGAACAAAAATGAAGTTAAAGGTTGCTATTCAGGCAATGGAAGACTTTGTTGCACTTGCTAACGATGAAGAAGTACGTGGTCTGTATAACGCAACTCAGATTAAGCGTGATACACGCACAAGCGTAGAGGCACTTCTTGACCAACTTGGTAGTCAGGATTTTGCAATCAAAGAAGCAACAAAAGCAATATTCAATTCTATCTTGAAGTACTATTCAAGAGATACTTATAGCGCGAGGGCATAATGGCAATCT